AGGTTACAATAGTGTTATATTGTGGAGGAAAAGCAAAAGTGAGGGCCAACGGCAGGGGGGCAGGGGGAAAGTATGGGCGAACGACCGGGGCGATGGTGTCCACTCAAATTTCTTTTTTCATTTTTTTCTTTTTCCTCTCCCCTTCCGTTTCCGAGCCTTGTTTGTATTTCGATTCTTTGGCCTCTAAACTCCCGAATTTCGCATTTTCTCTTTTGAGACGAGGGATTCTTCATTTTTTCGGAGAAAGTCGAAATTTGGCCTATTTTAGCCGATTTTTGTTTGTTTCGGATTGCGAAAATGGTTTTGCGAAGATTTTAAGGGGGAGATATAAAGAGTTCCTTACGTTAGTAAGGGATAAAAGAGGGGGATATAATATCTTTCTGTTTTCTCTTTCTGGTCACGCGCGTGTTCATTTACGCGCACCCGCGCGAGGGGATGAAAAATCATTGTTCAAGGTCGGTATTTGCGTTCCACACGATTCGAGTTTTTCCTTGGATGGTTTGTCTTGATTCCTTGATGGCGTTTTGTTTTTTTAGTTCTTCGATGATGGCCTTGCAATTTCTTTTCGGGATATTGGTAATTTGTGAGAGGGAAGCGATTCCCGCCCACCATCCAATTCCGTTGTCCGACATTTGTTTGATAAGGGCGAAGATGATTGCTTCGTCCTTGTTTTTCCAATGTTGGAGCATCCAATCGTGCAGCTTGATAAACACGTAGGTCTACAATTAACCCCCGTAATCCATGAGAAGGACATGTTGGACTACGGGGGATAATTACCGATTTCTCGGCATGTATGTCTATATCCTTCTCGTTCGCAAAGGTAAGGAAGAATATAAATAACGGCAAATAATCATTGACTTGTATTGCCTCTATTCCCTACGCGTTTTTCGCAATCAATGTTATTTCTTCGCCGCAATGCGGGCAAAGGAGTTTTGTCGCGGTGGTGTTGACTCTTTGTTGGATGGGTTCATCCTTGAGGTGTAGTGGTGTTTCGGAGACGAGGGTCTCGACGGTGGTTCCGAGTGCGGATGCGATTTTCTCGAGTGTGTCGATGGTCACATTCCCGTTGAGGTAGTATGTGGTGGTTCTTTTCGACACCCCCAGCTTATCGGCGAGGTCCTTTTGCGTCATGCCTCTTTTCTTCAAGACGAACTTGATATTTTCGTGTATGTCCATAGTAAAATCGGATTAAAGTGAGGCAAAGTTATCCCTTTTTTCTGAAATGTGCAAGCATGTTCTCATTTTTCGTTAAAATTCAATTTTGGCCAATATTTATTGATTTGTATTGATAAAATGTGTAACTTTGCGGTCATGGATGGTAGTTATAATTTCGACGGTTTGCCGACGAGGTATGTCCCCCTCGGCAGTGAGTTCAAAAGGTATGGAGTTGACCTCGTATGTGTCCGTAGGCCGCGTGTGGAGTGTGTTTCCGCCGCTTGCAAGGGGTGTTGGTTCTCGAAGGGTCGCCAAATCATCAACGGGGAGGTCGTGATGCTCAATTGCAATGACATACAATGTTCTTCGTGGGACCGGATGGACGGCGTGAATGTGTGGTTCAAGCAAAAGGATTATGGGAAATGATTTCCGTTCCTTGCCGACCTCGCGTCTCATTGCGATGTGGGAGCGGTTGCGGGATGACATCAAGGCCACTTCTCCGAGTGAGCGTTCCTCCCGTGATTTGGAGGTGTTGTGGGAGCTCCGCCGTGAGATAGATAGGAGGGACGATATACCTAAGCCATCAGTTGATATAAACTTCGCAAGTGATTATATTTCCGATTGATATGAAAGTTAGATTCAAAAGATTGCGTTCCGATGCCGCAATGCCGTCGAAGGCTCATCCGACGGATGCGGGGTTTGACCTCACGGCTGTTTCGGTGGATGAGGACCAGGTGCGTGGAATCGTGACATACCATACGGGCATAGCTCTCGAGATTCCGGAGGGTCATGTCGGGTTGTTGTTCCCCCGTTCTTCGGTGTATAAGCATCAACTATCCCTCTCGAACTCCGTTGGAGTGATTGATTCGGGTTATCGTGGCGAAATACTTTTCAAGTTCCGGATATGCAACCCCCACATATCGAGGTATTCCGTCGGGGACCGGATAGGGCAACTCATCATTATCCCCTACCCGGATGTAGAGTTCTCCGAGTGTGACGAATTAAGTGAAACCGACCGTGGCAAGGGCGGCTACGGCTCAAGTGGAAGATAAGCCATGAAGATTAGCAAGAAGGACGGTACTCCCCGTTTGGAGAAAGGAGAAATCCGCATTGGAAATTTCTTTATCCGTGATGAAGGTGATAATGAGCATATTAGAGTCGTTGACTTAAACTCATGCTTCACCATTCGTGTATGGAAGAAGATGCCGCTTGGCATTTGGCTCGACAACATGCTCAAGAGGGGTGATTCGGCGCACGGTTCCATCAAGACATGGATTGCGGTGATGTGGTCGGTGTTGTCAGTTGCTCCGGACGATGGTTTCATCAGGGCGCTCTATGAAGCGTCGAGGGCGAACCTTACCCGGCATCCGGATTGGTACGGGGTTGAGGGGAACGCAACCGAGGAGGAGGACGAGGATGCGCTCAAGGAGGTCGAGGTGATGACGGACATCGAGGAAAAAATCAAGAAAGAGATAGAGGAAAATGACAAAGAAGATTGACGAGCGTTTCGTATTGAACATCCCCCGTTCCGTCCAAGCTGGTACGGTACGTCGGAGGAACAATTGGTCCCGCAAGAACATTCTCAAGTCGTTATGGAAGTTGAGGGCAAAGATTATCGCCGAGGAGGGTGTTGACATCTTCGGAGTGTTCATCATGACGGATTGCGTCGAGGTGAACTTCAAGGGTGAGTTGGAGGCTCCCCCTGCCGAAGATAGCGTCATCCAATTCTACAAGAAGTACAACGGCCTTGTGGACGAGGACGATGATTGAGCACGATTGGGTATGTATCCCGGGGCAAGTCCCTTCCAAGAGTAACACCTACAAGGTCATTACGCTCAACGGCCACGGTTCGTTGGCGAAGCAACAAGCCCTCAAGAACTACGAGACCTCCTTCTATTGGCATCTCCCCGGCCAATACCGGGGCTTGATGATTGAAGGCCCTTTCGAGATAGAGATGCGGGTATATTTCACTACGATGAGCCATGACCTCGACAATTCCCTCAAATGCGTCTTGGATTGCCTCCAATACACCAAGACCATCAAGAACGACAACAAGTGTGCGAGGATTGTTGCCGAGAAGTTCATCGACAAGGAGAATCCGAGGATAGAATTTCGGCTCGTAGAAGTTTGATATAAAGAGAATAATTCTTATCTTTGCATCCGTGTTCACGGCGCAGTGATGCGCCTCATAACTCAATTTTTTTTAAGGTTTGCCCTTCCTTTCTGGGGAGGGCTTTTTCTATTCAAAGTGGTACTCCGGCCAACACATGCACCTTGAGTGCACGAACTCGAACGGTGTTTCTATTGGGATGGGATAGCCGCATAGAGAGTCACATTGGTGGCAATCATACGCGCTTCCCCTCCTCCGGATATAGTAACTTGCCCCGAGTGCAACCGCGTCCATCCATTCGACCGTCCTTGCCGACGCTATGATGGCGTTTTGCCCGATGACGGCAATTTGTTCCAAGATGTTCCTCGAGTAGCCGCTCCCCCATGCGATGACTCCGGGGGGAATCCCCTTCCATAGTGGCGAGGCGAACGGGTTGGCGAGATACCGTGACACCAAGACTCGGAGTTCCCCTTGCGGGGTATTGTTGACGAAGGCCAAGGCAATCCATATCTCGAGGAGTTCCTTGAGGTGGGAGCCTTGTAGGTCGAAGCTCGTCAAGATGGAGTTCCCGTCCGCGATGTCCCATGCTTCCTCGAAGTCGTACTCGTCGAGAAGGTCCTCCACCTCCGCCCTTGCAATGGCCTTGGCTTTTTCGGCAAGTGAGTCCGAGAGCCCCCGTAGGATTCGGTTGGCCTCCTCGTCGAGTCCGGGTTCCATGTCCCAAAGGAAATCCGCCCCGGCCTTCGCGTATTTGAAGGCCAAGGCGATGAGTTCCTTCACAACCTTGTCGAACTCCTTTTGTGCCGCTCTTTTGAAGGAGGCGGCGGAATGGGCCAATTGTTCCCTATCAAGCATTGTTCACCCGGGATTCGGCTACGGGGTTCCTCCGTGCGGTGGTTTGTTGTGTTTGCGCAGCTTGCGCCGCGACGAGTTCGTCGTGTGCTTCTTGGGTGATTCGGTTCACCTCGTCCGGGGATGAGTACCCGATGTTGTACGCAATCTCGGTAGCGGTCTTTCTCGACATGCAACCCGAGGTTACGAGCATTTGGATGGCCGAGATGACATCGTTCTCGGAGAGGAAGATGAACGGGTCGAGATAGGTCTTTACGTTGAGGGAATCCGTTTCGTTGACACGTCCTTTCTCGAGGAAGTAGCCGAACTTGAAAAGATAGGCAATCCTATTGAGGAAGGGTTGGTACTCCATCGAATCGGAGAGTGCCTTGAGGTAGGAGTCCGCAAAGAGCATCTTGACGGTCCGGGACGACATGTCCGCTCCGGACTTGATTTCCGGGGTCTCCACCGCGAACGAGCCACGCATGATGTTCTTCTCCATGATGGAGAGTTGTGTTGCGAACGCACCGTCCGCACCTTGTGCTGGTTCGAGGAAGCCGACCTTCGCATTGGGGTCCACGGAGTCGATTCGCGTAGGAGTTCCGTCAACATTTGACATGACTTCCATTTCCGCGCCGAGCGTGTAGAGGATGCGGAGCGCGTAGGCGGCGTTGTTCTCGGAGAATTGCGAGATGGCGACCTCGTATCCGTCGATGAGAGATTGTGATGCGCTCCATACCGGGCCAAACTCCGAGCGGTGATAGGACACCGGGCAAAACGGGAATCCGTGTTGGATTGGCTTCCCTTCCATCTCCCATCCTTCGTTGTTCTCCTTTTGCGCGTAGGTGACGAAAGAGGTCTTGTCAACGACATCCAAGTACATCCTCGTATTCCCGTCCCAATCGGCTTGTGTGTAGAGGCGACCGAACAAGGAGAGGTCTCCGGTCAAGGAATCGTAGTGCGGATAGAGGATGTCACCGTCCTTGAAAGAGAAAACCCTCCAACGGACCTTCCCGTCATCCATATACACATACACCGCCGTGTCCCCGGTCATGTAAT